ATTCAACTGTTTTATCTGGAATTGGTTACAGACCAACTGATAACGATAGCTATTTAGATGGCTACCAAGGAAATGTCCAGTTTATTGATGGACAAGCATTAGCCCCTACAGCATTTGGTTCATTTAATGCTTATGGAGTATGGCAACCAATTAATTATGGTGGCTCATACGGTACTAATGGATTCTATTTGCCGTTTAATGCAGGCGCATCTAGTTATGCTGGATATTTTGCTGGTACAAGTCAATATTTAAGCATTGCTAATAATGCCGCTTTCCAATTTGGAACTGGCGACTTTACAATTGAATATTGGATTTATCAGACAGCTACAGGAAGCTATAGAACCGTATTGGATACTAGAGCATCCGGTACAGGCTCTCCTTATGCCTGCTTGATTAACTCTAGCAATCAACCATACATCTTAATTAATACAGACCAAACCAGTAGCATTGCATTAACAGCAAATGCTTGGAATCATGTTGCTGTTACTAGGTCTAGCGGAACATTACGAATTTTTGTAAATGGTATTCAAGGGTTGAGCGTAACTGATACTTCTACAATGAACCCAAGTGGCGCATTAAGAATTGGTTACACTGTTGACAACGTATATCCTATGTTGGGCTATTTAAGCAACATTCGTATTGTTAAAGGAACTGCGGTATACACATCAAACTTTGTTCCTCCAACATCTCCGCTTACCAACATTACAGGAACTTCTGTATTAACATTACAAAACTCTACTATTGTTGATAATAGCTCTAATGCTTTCTCAATTACTAATAGCGGTTCTGTAACAACAACTTCTTGTATGCCATTAAGCACAGAGACATTTAAAGATGCTAGTCCTGCAGGTAACAATTGGACTCCTAGCAATATTAGTGGTCTTCCAGGCTCAACACTAGACTACATGGTTGATGTACCAACATTGACAAGTGCTAACGTAGCTAACTACTGCGTATTGAACCCGTTAGACAAATATTCTTCTATTTCTCTTGCCAATGGAAATTTAGCCCCATCATACAGTGGCGCAGGAAATACAGCAGGAACTGCAACTATTGGGATGCCATCTGGAAAATGGTATTGGGAATGGACTATGGGTAGCACAGGAAATCCAGCCATTGGAATTACCAGAGGATTAGTAAGTAATGGAGTATATCTAGGTTACGATGCAAATTCTTATTGTTATGCAGCAAGCGGAGATAAAGCAAATAACAATATTGCCGTTTCTTATGGTGCTTCATGGACTACAAATGATGTTATTGGCGTGGCATTAGATTTAGACAATGGAAATCTAACATTCTATAAAAATAATGCTAGCCAAGGAGTAGCTTATAGCAGTTTACCAGCAGGAACTTATTTCCCAGCATATTCTGTTGCAAACGGAAACGTAATTTATGCTAATTTTGGTCAGCAACCGTTCGCTTATACACCACCATCTGGCTATTTGCCGCTTAATACCTACAATATGTAAGGACAACTATGCCAACTACATACGCAATACCTAATGGTCGGACAGTAATGGATGCTACCCTTTATACGGGTACAGGAGCCGTTCAACCAATTACAAATAATGACCTTGGAAGTGCTGGATTTAAACCAGACTTAGTTTGGTTAAAAAGCACTAGTAGAGTTGGCTCATCACATTATTGGTTTGATTCTGTTCGTGGAATTAATAATTTTATTTCAAGTGATTCAACAGCCGCTGAATCAACTGTGGCTAATACTTTAACTTCTTTTGATACTACTGGATTTACATTAGGAAGTATTGGCGGTGATATTAATGCTAATGGTTCAACTTTTGTAGGCTGGCAATGGCAAGCTGGACAAGGCACTACATCATCTAATACAAATGGTTCTATTACATCTACAGTAAGCGTAAATGCTACTGCTGGGTTTAGTATTATTCAATTTGTTGGAAATGCTACGGCTGGCGCAACTGTGGGTCATGGACTTGGTGTTGCACCGCAGTTTTACATTGTTAAATCTAAAACATCTTCTACAAACTGGTCTGTCTATGCAAAAGCCGCAAATAGTGGAAACGGACAAAATGGTGGATTTTATTTAAATTCTACAAATGCTTGGACTTCTGATAATGGATTTTGGAATAGCACTTCTGCAACATCTACAGTTTTATCATTAGGTTCTGGCGGCGATGTAAATGCAAACGGTCAAACACATATTATTTATGCTTGGACACCTATTGCTGGCTTCTCACAGTTTGGTAGCTATACAGGTAATGGCTCTACTGATGGTGTATTTGTTTACACAGGATTTCGCCCAAAACTAGTTATTACAAAATTAACTTCATCTGCTGGTAATGATTGGGCAATGAAGGACACATCAAGAGATTCTTATAATGTTGCATCAAACACATTATTGGCAAATTTAACAGCAGAACAAATTGCAAATAATGGATTAATTGATATTAATTCAAACGGATTTAAAATCCGTACAGTTAATGATAATTATAATAAAAGTGGCGCAACATATATTTATATGGCATTTGCCGAAAACCCTTTTAAATACGCTAACGCACGATAGGAAAAACACATGGCTCATTTTGCTAAAGTAGAAAATGGAACAGTTACTCAAGTTATAGTTGCCGAACCAGAATTTATTGCAACTGGCGCATTAGGCGACCCCGCAACATGGGTACAGACCTCTTACAACACTATTGGTAACCAACACACTCAAGGTGGCGAACCATTGCGTGGTAACTACGCTGGTATTGGTTATACATATGATGCAGAACACGATGTATTCATTGCTCCTAAACCTGCCGATGATGCAGTCCTCAATATGCAGACTTGGTTATGGGAATTACCTGTAACTGAAAAGGCAGAATAATATGTTATTAGTTACTTGGTTATTCGATAAGTTAGGTTATATGCCAAAGGTTGCGGTTGAGACTACTTGGCCTTTCCCTGCTACTCAAAAGGACTATACTCCCCATGAGTACGAAAAACCAGTAAAAAAACCCAAAGTAGTTGCTAAGACTGCTCGTAAAAAGAAAAAGGCTTAATCATGGTAGAAGAATTAGTAGAAAAAGTATTCGCAGCTCGTAATGAGGCACATATAGCTCATTGGGCTACTAAGTCATTTTCAGAGCATATGGCACTCGGAGAATTTTACGACGGGGCTATAGACCTAATTGATAAATTCGTAGAGGCATATCAAGGTCAATTTGGACTTATTGAAGTTAAAAAATTGGATACTGATTTGGAAAGAAGTATTTTGTATTGGCTCAACGAAGATGTAAAATGGATGCAGGCAAATTGCGATGAAATTACAGGTGAAGTTGAAGCCTTAGAAAACATCCTACAAGAGATTGAAGGTCTATACTTAAAGACCATTTACAAGCTAGAGAACCTTTCATAAGGAATATAAATGTCTGCAGTCTACACAGTTAACCGAGACGGTATTATCAGTGCCGCATTACGCACATTAGGAGTGATTGGTGCTGGTGACTCACCAACTCCTGTCGACTATCAAAACTGTGCAGAAGCCCTAAACATTTATATTAAACAATTACAGACTAAGGGTTTACCCTTATGGAAGTTAGATACCGTATTAGTACCAATGGTGATAGGTCAAAAGATTTATACTATCGGCCCTAATGTTGGTTCCGATGTGGTTACCGATAAGCCTTTACGTGTAGTGATGGCATTTATCCGTAACCCACAAGGCAATGATACTGTGTTGCAACAAATGGCACGTCAACAGTATATGCAGTTAGGTGTAAAGACATCTCAAGGTGTCCCTAACCAGTTTTACTATGACCCTAAATTAGATACCGGATATTTGTATGTTTTCAACGTACCTTCAGCAACTGGCTACACAATTCACTTACAAGTGCAAATGCCTATTGGGGATGTGTCAAACCCAACTTCTACACCTGAGTTTCCTAGCGAATGGTTTAATTGCCTAAAGTTTGGACTAGCTGATAACTTAGCATTAGAGTATGGTGCATCTGCACAAGTACGTGCTGAACTAGCTCAAAAGGCAGCAAAACTGGAAGAGATTATGACTGATTGGAGCCAAGAAGAAGCATCTACTGCATTCTCTCCTGAGTTTAGATTCCGTGCAGGTTACTAATGCCTATATCACGTGTTCCTCTTGGTCACAATATTGGTTCCCGTAATGGGACATTAGACAAAGACCCTAAACTTGGTAACGCAGTTATCGAGGTTGAAAAGGGTGAATCCATGTCAATTGTTAAAAGACCTGGATTAGTTGAATATCAATCTGTAGGAGCAGGAGCAGGACTTGGCATCTTTTCCATTGGTAGCAGGTTATTTAGCGTTGTTGGAACTACATTCTATGACAACGGAGTGGCTAAAGGTACTGTGGATGGCACCGATGAATATGACTTCATTGCATCCATTGACCAAACATTATTATTCCTAAAGAACGAAGTAAAGGGCTATGTATATACATTAGCCACAGGCACCCTTTTAGACCTTCAAGGAACCATTACTACTGAATCAGCTACTACATCTAATGGTAGTCCTGTAGTCACATTATCAACCGCTAATCCAGCTATTCAGATTGGTCAATTAATTACAGGAACTAATATTCCTGCAGGTACATATGTACTAACTATTTTCGGAACTGCTCTAACTTTATCTCAAAATGCAACTGGCTCTGGTAGCACTACTCTTACCTTTACTACCTCTTATCCTCTTAGCACTGTATCAGGTGCTGTATTCATTGACGGATACTACATCGTAGGAACTCCTGAAGGATTACTCTATAACTCTAACGTAGAAGACCCTACCACTTGGCAGGCAGTTAACTATGTTGGCGTAGTATCGGATGCGGATAAGCTAGTGGCTATTGGTCGTACCATTAACTATTTGGTTGCATTCGGAACTCAGACTACTGAATTCTTCTATGATGCAGGTGTATCTCCAGGCAGCCCATTCCTTCCTTATCAGAACTCAGTATTGCAGTTTGGTGCTGGTGCAGAAGACTGTTTAGTTCAAATGGACAACACTCTTGTATGGGTATCTACAGGACACCAAAAAGGTTTCCAAGTAATGGCTTTGGCAGGACAGACTCCTCAAGTCATTTCTAACCAATATATTGAAAGAATTATCAACTTAGAAGACCCTGACAATATGTACGCATTTAGCGTCAAAACTGCAGGTCACTCTTTGTATGTACTAAATTTAATGGGTATAGGGTATACCCTAGTATATGACTTTGCTCAACATGGTTGGACATATTGGACTTCTACTGAAAATAACATAGAAGGCTATTTTAAGTGTATTTATTACGCTAAATTTGGTACTAAAGATATGTTACAACACAAGACCAATGGTAAAGTCTATGAATTTAGTCCTGAAGTCTATCAAGATGATGGCAATCCTATAGCCGTTTTAGCTCGTACTGAATTAGTGGATTTTGGTAATAATGACCGTAAATTCTTCTCAGGAGCGCAGGTAGTCGGAGATAAGGTCGATTCCTTTGCCTTGATGCGATACACTAGCGATGATTATCAAACCTATTCTCAGTGGGTTCCTGTTAACCTTAATTCAGCAAAAGCTCAGGTTAATCGCCTAGGACAGGCACGTAGACGCTCATTTGATTTATTACATACCGATAATACTCCTTTAAGATTACAATACCTTGAGATTGATTATGAGCAAGGGGAGTCCTAAAGGTGAAATTAACGCATATTCCAACCCATTTTATTGCACAAATATGGGATAAAGTTTCACCATTCCTATCAAATGCGTTAGAATATGCTGAAAATGATTACAATGTAGACCAAGTAAAGGTTTACTTGTCAACTGGTCAATGGATATTGATTGCAGTTCAAAATGAGAAAGATGAAGTTGTAGGAGCCTTAACTGTCTCTTTTAGTAACTTCCCTAATGACCGTATCGCTTTTGTTACAGCTATTGGTGGAAAATTAATAAGCGGTCAAGACACTTATAAACAATTAACGAATATATTAAAATGCTTTGGAGCAACTAAAGTTCAAGGTGCCGCTAGGAAATCTGTAGCTCGATTATGGCAACGTTTAGGCTTTAAAGAAAGACATATTATTGTAGAGGCTAAAATATGAGTTTTTTACGGAGCAAGCATAGCGGATGGACGCATGAACAAAAGCGTACCCCATTCGGTGGTGGCGGATTTATTAGTGATATTGGTCAAGGAATTAGCGATGCCGTATCTAGCGTAGGCGATGCCCT